AGTAAATTTATCAATGCATATAAAAGTGCCAGTAGCAGGTTGCTGAAAAAAGAGTATCCGGAAATCCGGGAAAAACTTTGGAAAGAAGCATTCTGGAGCCAGAGTTTCTGCCTTTTGACGGCAGGAGGGGCACCGGTTGAAGTGATCCGTCAATACATCGAAACCCAGGGAGAGAAAAAGAATTGAACATAGCATATCGTTTCCGGATCTATCCAACAGAAGAACAGAAGATACTCCTTGGAAAAACATTTGGCTGCTGCCGTTTCCTGTATAACCAGATGCTTAATGACAAGATCCTGGAGTATAAAAAGACGAAAAAGCTGTTAAAAAATACACCAGCCATGTATAAAAAGGAGTATCCATTTCTGAAAGAAGTAGATTCGCTGGCACTGGCAAATGTTCAGTTTCATCTGGAGAAAGCATATAAGAACTTTTTCCGTGATCCCAAGGTTGGATTTCCACGTTTCAAGTCAAAACATCATTCCAAAAACAGTTACACAACAAATGTAGTCAACGGAAATATTCTGGTAGAAGATAACCGGATCCGGCTTCCCAAATTAAAATGGATCTCCATGAAAAAACACAGGGAGCCTGCAGAAAACTGCTGTCTGAAATCAGTGACAGTCAGTATGGAGCCGTCCGGAAAGTATTTTGCAAGTCTGCTGTATGAAGGATACAGCTGCGAAAACCAAGCAGCAGATGAAGATTACAGCAATGCCAAAATACTGGGGATTGATTATGCGATGCAGGGGATGGCAGTGTTTTCAGAAGAGATTGAGCTTGAAAAAGCAGGATTTTTCAGAAGAAATGAAAAAAGGCTGGCAAGGGAGCAGCGTAAACTGTCAAGATGTGTAAAAGAAAGCCGCAATTATGTGCGGCAGAAAAAGAAAGTTGCCAGGTGCCATGAAAAAATACGAAACCAGAGAAGAGATTATCTGCATAAACTGAGCCGCAGGATCACAGATCAGTACGATATAGTCGCGGTAGAAGATATTGATATGAGAGCGATGGGCCAATGCCTGCGTTTTGGAAAAAGTGTACAGGATAATGGATACGGGATGTTTCGGAATATGCTGGATTATAAGCTTGCCTGGAAGGGAAAGGAATTAATAAAGATAGACCGCTTTTTCCCTTCAAGCAAAAAATGCAGTAAATGCGGAAAGATAAAAAAAGAGCTGGGATTATCCGAAAGAGTATACCGCTGCACGTGTGGAAATGAGATGGACAGAGATCGAAATGCAGCGATCAATATCCGTGAAGAGGCAAGAAGGATGCTGGCAGTATAAACTGTCCATATCCGGACAATAAGTAAGAAAATACGCCCGTGTCCGGGCAAAAAGAATCGCGGGGCACGCGAGGATAGCTTGTAGATACTTGGCTCAGTAGAGTCATTGAGCAAGAAGCCCCCACTTCAAAATCTGGGATTTAAGTGGTGGGAGCATGTCACGTACAAAAATAACAGCCACACAAATGTTCCGATTGTGCAACTGCTCCGAAGATGATACAATATCTTTGCCAAAGTACGGAATCTCTTCGGAGATTCTTGAGCCGTCCCTGCTACCAACAGGGGCGGTTTTTATTATAATAATTCAGAGATCACAATTGATAAATCGGGATATATACATACTGGAATTTCATCGTCGAAAGAATACAATCCGGTACCCGATTCATTTTCAAAATCGTAGACATTTACGATACCTTTCAGGGGATTTATAATCCAATATTCTCTGACTCCGGCCATCCGGTATTTAAATAATTTTATTCCGTAATCTTTACTCTGGGTAGCAGGAGAAACAACCTCAATTACCCAGTCAGGTGCACCATGACAACCTTTTTCATCTACTTTGTCCGGTGAGCAGACAACTGTTAAGTCTGGTTCGACATAGTTCTTGTTATCTTCATTCAGGAACACTGCAAATGGAGAAACATATGGTTTACAGGATCCGCTTTTACTTTTAATGTAATTGCGGATAGTAGCATACAGTTCACCGACGATTACCTGATGTCTGGTATTAGGCGGTGCCATCATATAGATCTGCCCATCAATCAGCTCTGCACGTTCACCATCCGGAAGAGCGTAGATGTCATCTATTGTATAAATCCGTTCTTTGGGTAATGGCATAATGAAAACTCCTTTCTCCAATCCATTGAGACAGTTACTTACTATAATTTCTTTAAGTTTTTACGAGGACCTTTTTCAAGTAAAATTTTATATGGTTCAGGCATTTCATAGTTTCCCCAACGTGTGTACAAAACCTCTTTGAGCAAAACTGGATGTAAATATCTCTGAACAACTTCTATTATTTGCTCTGAGAAATTTTTTAAATCAGATATATCTGAAATTGGCATACGAATTTCATTTTTATTTATATCCGGAAGAATCAATAATTTTTGCGTTCCGGATAACGAAATACGGCAAATCCATTTTCTTACATTTTTCTCATACAAAACAGCAGTATAGGATCCTGTATGCTTAAGGCTGATTTTATTCACGTCAATGGTATTCTTCAGGACATCTTTGATTTCAGAAAGAATATCCCAATGTTCGTTTGTTTGTATATTGAGAGCTGATACATTTGAACTGGTAACAGTAGTGTTAAGAGCTGCCTGGATTTTATCAGTCAACAATTCATTTATGTAATCGGTTAGTGCTTTTTCTACAATAGGTCGAAACTTTTCTATCACAGACTGCGTTTTTGCACCTTTATATACTGGCTGAAGAAAAAGCTTGATAAAATCATCAGTCGGATTTTTAAACTGATTTTCGATAAAATTTTTAAATAAACTATTGTATTTCAATAATGAAGCAGAGTCCATAATTTCAGAGATATTAAGATTTTGTTTTTTAAATTTATTCAACTGAGAAATTTCTGCATCTTTGATATTAAGAAGATTGATATCTAGGAAAGGCTCTTTATCCATTTTGTTTGTGTCATCTAAATCTGTATAGAACTTATATTCTATACCATTGGTAAGAATAGCAAATTTAGCAGGCGTTGACACGAAATAGCGAAATAACTGAGAACTATGCCGGTCTAATTTCTTATTTACAGATTTAGCTTCAATAAGAATAACAGGATCTTTACCCATCAGGATGGCATAATCAACCTTTTCTCCTTTTTTAATTCCAATATCAGCTGTGTATTCTGGACAAAATTCTAAAGGATTAAACACATCATATCCAAGAAGCTGAAAAAAAGGAACAATCAGAGACATTTTTGTAGCCTCTTCGGTTTGAAGAGTATCCTTGATATTTTCAAGACGCTCGGTGTATTTTTTTAATTCATCTTTGAATTCCATAATGGAAATCCTCCCTCTGTGGTATAGACAATTTTAATGCAGACTATTTTCCTAACCTCAATTCAATTAATTTTTGATGATATCCCGTTATTCGAGATATCTGTTCAATAGTAAAATCCTTATATTCTTCCAATAGCGAATCTGGTAATAACAGCTCCGTTCTTTAATCTGCTGATGAAATCATATGTATCACCGCAAATGGTTCGAAATAAATGACATAATTATCAACAACAGCGTATACACCGTATTTAGCATGGTAACACTGCATAGCCTCTTTTAAATATTCCTCCGTAGCATCCAGATATTCAGCCATCTCCTAAAGATTCCCACATCCTGCTTCGTAAGCCCTGATCAGGCCGGCAAGCCCAATCTTTAGATTATACCCATAAAGCCGAGCCCGATATTCCTGCTTTCGGCTTTCTACCTTATTCTGGTCTAAAATGTTTCCGGAGCTGGTGCGATAATGCCCGATTTCTTCGGCAAGCACACAAGATTTTTCTGCTTGTGTTTCTATATCCTTTCGGATTGCTATGCGACTGCCGCGGATCAGGCCATCATGTTCAGTAAGAGGTTGTTCTTTAACAAGTAACCCTTCTTGATCGGTAGCAGTCAGTAATTGTTCGTAATTCAATTGGGATCACCCCTTTAGCGATTAAAATAAAACGGTTCTCTCTAAGCTGTTTGCTTGTAGTCAACAACTGCAATTTCAGTCAGCATACCTTTAACTTTTTGAATAATTTCTTCAATTCGTTCAAGTGTTTCACCATTTAAGTATTCTTCCCCACATTGAGAACACTTTTCACAAGGAACATTCTTGATAATGATATAGCATCCCTGATAATCAGTCATGTAAGTTGTTGTAGAAGATTCAATATTACCTTTGCAGTAAAAACAAGTCATTATGCATTCTCCTTTCTGGTTTTGAAATCAGATTCCCATTTATCAAAACTGGGGAAATAAGCTGTTATAAGGAACAAATCCGATTCGTGATTTCCGATGACTACATGAAGATATTTATCTTCGATGCTCATCCCCAGAATTAAACAACTGGGGTAAGGATAATCATCTGGATATTGTTCGATGATTTCTCCATTCATAATACAGGCTATTACATCTTTTAAGAATATCCTACGCTGTTCCAGCCTTTTAGCTGCGTGGAGTGTAATACGAATGTTTTTAGGTATACATAGTTTACGCAATTCCAATATATCTAATGCCATATCATTCCTCCCATTTTGAATCATCATTCATAATATCCAAATCATGCTGAACACCTTCGGGTGTTTGCTCAACATCCGTCCGGGCATGAGCTGCAAGAAGATCTTCTTCCATCTGCTGGGCGGAGAGAAGGTTCTTAGAGTAGGCGAGAACCTTTCTCTGGTTATGAGGAGACAACTGATTGCAGATTTCTATGATTTCCTTGCACTGAGCAGAGACGGAAGAGTTCTGAACAGATTCTGCTTTATAGGGAGTTCTTTCCATAGGAACGTCAAAACCCATAAGCCATGCTTCACTTACGTTCAATGCATTTCCTAGAATAAAAAGCTTTTCTTGGTTAGGCTCTGTTTTTCCAGAACAGTATTGACTTATATCTGACTTATTCATTTTTACACTATACTTTTGACAATATGGAACAGTCAGATTAAGAATATCAACCTGCCGAAGTCCGCGCATATTCATTATTGTTTTTAAACGAATTGCAGTGTTTTCTTTCTTCATAATGTTCTCCTTTTCGTAATTGAAATATAACACATATTATACAAAAGTTCAATAATAAAAACCTAAAAGTTAAAAAAATTGAATTTTGTGTTGGCAGAAAATGGACGACGTGATATTACACAGATAATTCAAAAGCTTGAACCGGAAAGGAGGTATCAAGTTGGCATTCGATTATAACAAGCTACGAGGAAGAATCGGGGAGATTTTTAACACTCAGTCGAACTTCGCAAGTGCAATGGGATGGTCGGAGCGCATATTGTCACTAAAGATGAATGGAATGTGTTCATGGAAGCAGATAGATATTTGTAAAGCAATACAGTTGTTGAAACTTACTATTGAGGACATTCCGATCGTATGTACTCGGGTAGGTCACTACTCTGTACTTACAGGATAAGAGCATATGAGAGGAGAGTCAACGAAAGTCGTTCGACAAACTGCTTAAATTTGTATAAACAGTAACTCATACATATCATTTCCCATACCATAAAGAAGAGGTGAGGAAGATGTCAGAATTAAAACTGGTAACAAGAAATATCCGTATTAATGGAATTCAGCATAAAGCCAGTGATATGTCAGAAGAAGAAATCAAATGCCTGCTCATCCAGAGACAGGATATAATTCTTCTGAATATGAATTACGAAAGAAAAGCCGCCGGTTAAGGCGGAGAAAGGAGGAACATATTAAGGTTGCGAATCATAGAATAGAAGACCTGGAAAGAAAAGGAGAATGATTATGGAACAGATCACAAATTATGTAAAACCGGAACTCATCGTAGTAGCTATTGCTTTATATTTTGTAGGAATGGCACTCAAACAGGCGCAGGCGGTAAAGGATAAGTACATCCCGCTTATCCTTGGTGGAATAAGCATTGTAATCTGCGCGATCTATGTGTTTGCCACCTGCACCTGCGGTACCGGACAGGATATTGCAATGGCAATTTTTACAGCGATTACACAGGGAATACTGATTGCCGGTCTTTCTACATACGTGAACCAGATTGTAAAGCAGGCAAATAAAGACGAATAAGGGATGAGAAACCATCCCTTTTCTCTCTATGAAAGGAGACGAACATGGAAATAAGAGGAATTGATGTATCTGCCTGGCAAGGGAAAATTGACTGGAAAACAGTTGCTGATTACGGCATGGGGTTCGCAATCCTGCGGATTACAGAAGCGGGAAACGTGATAGATAGCTACTTTGAGCAGAACTTCTCTGAATGCCGGAAATACAATATCTCGGTTGGGGCATATAAGTATTCCTATGCCATGACAGTTGCGGAGATACAGAGCGAAGCCAGAAAAGTAGTGGAAGTTCTGAACGGGCGAAAACTGCAGTATCCGGTCTGGCTGGATCTGGAATGGAATAATCAGAGAAGCCTTGGAGCTGAACAGATCCATAAATTGGCAGAAGCATTCGAAAAGATTATCACGGCAGCGGGATATAAATTTGGTATTTATTGCAATGTGGATTGGTATCTGAATGTAATTTGTAGCCATCTGAAAAAATACGATTTCTGGATTGCACGTTATCCGGCATCAGATAACGGTACTTTACAGGAACGACTCCGGCCGGACTTTGGTGTGGGCTGGCAGTATTCCAGTAAAGCAAAGATACCTGGCATCAGCGGAACTGTAGATAGAAATATATTTTACAAAGATTATAACGAAGCAAAAGATATAGAAAAGGAAAACACAGTCATGACAAAGAGTGAAGCTATCAACGTAGTTCTGGGAATTGCAGAAGAAGAGATCGGGTACCTGGAAAAGAAAAATAACAGCCAGCTTGACAGCAAGACTGGAAATGCCGGATCAGCAAACTATACAAAATATTGGAGAGATATAAAACCATCCTACCAGGGGCAGCCTTGGTGCGCAGCGTTTATCTCCTGGTGTTTCATGAAAGCTTTTGGTCTGGATAATGCAAAGAAACTCTTAAAACACTGGCCGTATGTATACTGCCCAACCTTAGGCGCCTTATTTGTAAAGAATGCCAATCCAAAAGTTGGAGATGTTGTTATATTTAAACACGGCGATACATTTACCCATACCGGCTTTGTAACAAAAGTAGCCGGAGACAGGTTCTGGACGATTGAGGGAAATACTTCCGGAGCATCCGGTATCGTGGCAAATGGTGGCGGGGTCTGCCAGAAGAGCTATTACAACAGTAATCTTCCGGGGACAAAATTTTGTACACCGGACTATTCAATTGTTTTCTCTGCAGATAAAAATGAAACAGACAAGACAACAAACCCAGAAGGAGGCAGCTACATGTTTAACCCAGAGACAGTAAAAGCAGGAGACAAAAATACATCTGTGCTTCTCTTACAGGAAATATTAAGAGCCAGAGGCTTTAAAGGCAAAAACGGCAAAGCCCTGAAACTTACATGGACAGCAGATGCAAACACGATTTACGCTCTGAAAGCTTATCAGGAATCCAGAAAAGAAGTTCTGGAAGTGGATGGTATTTGCGGATCTGCTACTTGGAAAGATTTAATTGCGATTTAA